ATGTCGTAGTGTTCGTCTTTTTCCTCTTCTTCGTGTTCACCTTTTTCTGCTTCCTCTTCTACTATATCAGGTAGCTCATCTGGTGACACTACTTCAACTGTAACTTCTTCAGATTTGACTTCTTCTACAGTCTCTTCTGCTTTTTCGGTGCTGCAATCGCAGTCCTCTGCCTTTGTAGTCATAGTCTCCATTTTGTTAGTTTCATTTATAAAGTTATTGTAATTGTCGGCTTTTACTATTCTTTCGTCATCATGGTCAGTTATCAACACAAATTCGTATCCTTCTACTGCTCCATCATGTGGTTCGTAATCTCCTTCCATTAATGCTGGGCCATCTCTAGTAATCATCCAGTGATAACCTTTAGGTGGTTTTGCAATAACTGTTTTTCCGTTATCTTTCTTGGTAGATTTAGGATGGTCTTTTGGAAGTAAATCATAATCTGTTGTATATTTTGGATTTGCTGGTCTACCTGATTTTAATAATTTAAGAAAGGCTTTGACCCTTGCTACGGCCCACTGGTCTCTGCTTGATACGCTAGGCCTGTGACTAGTGGAAAAAGCTCCTGCACCTCTACGAAATACAGACTTCAACGCTCCGAGATTTGCTTTCTTTGCAGGGTCATCGCCAACATCCTCATTGTGTTTATCTCTTAAATTTTCTAATGTCTTAATATTGGCTTCACTTAACTTAATTCCACCACGCTCTCCACTTGCACTGCCTGCTGGATTCTTGTCACTGCCTCTTCTTCTTTCACTAGGTTTTGCTGGCTCACCAGCGTGGCGGCTTTTAGCCAATGCAACGTCAGTAACGGTTGCTTCTATGTTAGCTGGGTTATCACCTACCCAAGACACAGACCAAAGCCCCAAATCGTTTATTTTGTTAAAGCAAGTGTTGGCTCCATCTGGACAGACTAAATCCTGAGATAATGTTTCTCCCCTTATGCTACTGCCACCTTTTGTTCCAAAGTCTTTGATTTCATCCCAGACTTTGTCATGCATTTCTAATTGATTATGAATACCGTACTTGACTTTGATTTTACCATCATCTATTTTGTAAGCCAATGGCAATCCTATTGGTATTTCTTCATGTTGATAAGAATAGATTCCATACTTCATGTAGAAATCCATAGACTCTTCTAATACATTAGTAGGAATCAAATCATTCTGTTTATCTATGATTGGTGCATTGATGTATGTTTCCATAACACGGTCATTGTACCATTCCTTTCGATAAACTTTCCAGTCACTGGATTTGGCTGCCATAACTGGATTTAGTATCGCTACTATTTATTTGTAACTGTTATGTCGGCTTTAGCAGTTTAAAGCACCATCAGGTACTGCCAGACCTATTTACTTGCTTACAGCTTGCCGAGAAGCTGTTTCTCATAGCAATCATTACACACTTGGTCTGTGCAGTGATTTGACATAATGTCATCAATGTCGCATTTGACACGACGACTTATTCTGCCGAGAGAAAGAACTCCTGCGCCAATATCGTATTTAGTCCAATGCTTTTTGCAAAAGATACACAACTCTAGTGGCACATTCCATTCACTTAGTTCAGCGGTTATTTTCTCACCTCCTTTGTTTTTGTTACGGCTTGTTTACTCATCATCCTCCCTTTCGTAAAGACTTTCTTCCTCTCTAAACCCACTAGGTTCCCACTCAACTATTCCATCTCCTCCATTATAGCCCAAGTAATATACTGGTTCTTCGTAGATTGTTACTCTTTCAATTGCCACAATGTCTGGATGCATACCTTGTTTGCATTCCTTTGCCAATTTCTGAGCTTTTCTCCATTCCTTTCCATAAAGGAAATCTAAGTCTTGCCCCCATTCTTCTCCTCTGTGTATAGTGTATTCTATGTATTTTCTCATTTTAGAACCTCATTGATTTGCCTTTTTTCATTGGGCCTCTTGCATTTGGCCTTTTACAATATTCATTGTGCCATTGTGATAATCCTGCCCAGCCACCTAGTGGATTCTCACAGGCATAACATACCTTTCTTTTCTTTGCGTCGATTTGTGCCGATTTGATTGTTGAGTTTTGTTTGCTCATATTATCCCAGACGCATGGGTTATATAAAGATTATCGGTGTGATTTGTAGCTAAAATGCTAAAAGTTAGCTTTGTGTAGGTTTATAGAACCCTACGATAGGTTCTCAATAAAGAACTCTGCAACCCTGCGTCTGTTGTTCTCAAATGCTGGTCTCATGAATGGCTTAGGGCCACCACTGGGGCCAGTGCCTTCTGGTGAGCCATATTCTACAAATGGAGCATATTCTACATTCGTACCAATTACTTTTACCAGAAACTCTCTTTTGACGTTAATAGAGGCACGTAAGCGGCCTGTATCTACTGGGACAATACGTTGGGCCTCCAGAGACATTGCGTCTGCTGTATCATCCAATGCTGCATCCATCACTTGCGGATGCTCCTCTGCTATCTTTTGTAAAGTAGATTTGAATTTGTCTCCGCCCTTAATTCTGATTCCCATCAGTATCCTAGAACTTCATCAACCGAAGCATCGCCATACTTCTCTTTCCACTTTTTCTTAATTACCTTTTCACCTTGCTTAAACATTGCTACACGCTGTCTCTTTGCCATCTGTTCTCTAGCTACTCTTTCTCCTTGTTTCCAAGACAACTCATTTGTGCAAGCCTGACAAAATCCATTACTTAGGATATGTACAGACATCGGGCCTAATCTACATTTTTTACAACTACTCATCTTTCTCCTTTCCGTTTCCGTGATGACCATACTTTGCATTACAAATATGAATCTTGATATGGTCTGGCATTCTACTCATGGTACTCTCACTAACACTGTTCTTTGATTTGGGTGCAACAACGAGTTCCCCCGAAGGGTAAATCCATAGGTAGCCCCGACCTGCTGTTGAAGAGCTATGAGGTCATCAATCAATAATCCCTCAGCAGGTATCTTGCTGCCCAGTTCTTTATGTGCCGCACAAGTCCTTGCACCCGATGCAACAACTAGTGTATATCTAAAAGGTTTTTTGCGTACCTTTTCTTGCTTTTGATATGAAGCTAATCTACCTTCATTACTAATGTTAATCATCTCAGTTCTAGCAATTCTAGTTAACTTGTAAGTCTCTTGATTTATTATCCTCTGCATTTCGGCTACAGTGTTAGGAATACTGCGACCTTCTACAATAGAATCTGCAACAACCTGATTTAATTTTGTAGAAAGAATTGTAGACAACTCATTGTAGTTGTTTGTCTGCACTTGATTCGATTGCAATGCCCGAATTGCATCCTCATCTACTTGGTCAAAATCTATCTGAAATCTATCTTCTTTAAATACTAAATTAGTTGTTTCTTGCTTTTCAAGGTCGTTTCCTCTGGCTTTTTTCTTATCTGCTGCATTTATTTGACGAACTCTAGCTCTTGCCCAAGAGTATCCAGCATCTCCGCCCCAAAGTAGATGTGCAACATATCCTGCACTTGGATTATTTTCATTGCCCCAATCCTTGCCTTCTCTATCTGATTGATGTCTGTCAAAGAAAGCTTTCATACGTTTAGCTGTTTTTGGTGACAGATTCACCCTGTTTTTTATGTCTCTGGCTCTGGCAACTCCTACTTCTGTACCTCCTCTACCAAACTCTCTACGATACTCCAATCCTTTAGCCGCTTCATCAGCCATTGCTTTTGTAGGTTTAAAATTTATATGAGAATACTTGTCTTGTTTTTCTACAACTTTTACTTTATCTTCTAAGGCTGCTGATTTAAATCCATGTAAATATGCATCTCGCATTTCATCATTTACTAAATCTTTTAAATCTTTTACCAAGCCAATCATAATCATTGGCAGCAGTTCATTTATTTCAGAATATGTTTTGGCAGACCTAAGTCTGTTTACTTCTCGTTTGATAGTAACTGCAAGATTTCTATCTAAGGCCGATACAAGTCTGCTTGTTCTTTTTGCTCCTCTTCCGCCTGAGACGTTGGCAAACTTCCTGAATCTGTTTCTGGTAATATTAACTCTCCTTCTTCATCTAAATCGACTGTAATTCCAACACCTTGGAACGCTGCAATAACATCAGCTTTGGTTCTTAGGTTAGCTAAATGTTGTTGTTCATTACGCTCATCAATGTCGTTGAATACAATTTCCCAATCCGTAATCTTAAGAATCTCTAACAATGGTTGAAAAAATCCTTTGACTAAAACATTTTGAGTTTCAGTAATTGTTCTGTCCATCATAGACAACTGCTCACCTTCTGCATTTAATCCGCCAACTCCAGATACATCGCCAACTGCTAATGGCATAACTCCATAAGCTGAGTTAATATCTTGATTTATTTTTTCCATGTAAGGAATCATACCTGCTTCACCCTGACTTGGCATGATTGTTACAAATTTAGCTCCCGATTGTCCTTCACCTGAAGATATAATTGGAACAAAGTTAGGATTGCGTCTGGTTTCCTCTGCAATATATTCTCCTAATCTATTTAACGCAGTCTCATCAAGGTTAGGAATATCTAAGAATCCTTTTGGTGGCCTTTCTAATCTAAACAATTTGTTCTGATAGTTTTCTATTGCTAATGCAGTTTCTATCTTTTTACTTAATCCTATGATTGGCGATTCTCCGTACAATCTAGCCGTAGAACTGTATTTGTTAAAGTGTATAATTTCATCTCTTGCAAACGGAATGTCTCCTTCTGCATCTTCAAATGTGTATGCAATAGGAACTAGTTTAGTTCCACACTCTGCACAAGCTGAACCATTCATTGCTTTTCTGCAAGTAGGGCAGAATTTGTTGTCCGTTTGAAACCTACCAAATCTATCTGTATTGTATCTCATTTGTTTAGAATCTTCAACCCACACTTGAGATACTTGCTTTCCTAAAATATTGCCTGATTCATCTTTGACATAATCATAAACCACAGATGCCCAAGCATCATCAAACACTTCAAGCTGTCTAATCAATGCTTTACAAAACTCTTCACCAGTTATATCGCTGTCTCCATTACTTGGGTCTTTCAATAACTTTTCTAAAACTATTTTTTGGTCTTCACTAGGATTCTCAACTGTTTGTTCTAACCTGTATCCTTTAGCAACTGTCTGAGATGCTATACGATTGATTACAGTTTGTAAATGAGAATAGTTTATTGCTAAATCTTCTAAATGATGTAGATTGTAAATTGGGTCAATACGCATTGGCCCTGTACTTCCCATTGCAGGAGCCATATCGTAAACTGGCGTTCTAGCTTCTTTCTCTAAATTACCTTCTA